GCAGTTGGCAGCGCCCAGACTCTGCAATGACAGCAGGGTGGCAGCAGTGGCATCGGCAGCATAGGTCTTGGCTGCAAAATTATCAATTGCTGTGCGCAGGTACTGGATGGGAACAAGGCTGTTGAAAGCCAACAATGCCGCTGTCAAGTCAGCAGGAAGGCCCTTGATGCCAGTGTTGTCAAGCAGGCCAGCGGCTGCTGTGAGCTGAAGTGGTGATGTAACTGATCTTGTCATGTTAGCCTACGTTTACTGTGCCACTGCCCGATGATCTAGCATGGCCGCAAGTGTCTGAATTGCCGTCTACGTTGATGGCAATACCGCCTGCTTTGACCGACCCCACACCACCTGACGTTACTGCACTGCAATGCACTGGCGGACAACCACGACTTCCACAGCAGGGATGTGGGGTCACTGAGGTGCCGTCGACCACGACCGGGCGATTGTTGACTCTAACCGAGCCAACTCCGCCCGTGGCCACACCGCCAGCACCGTTGGGATCACCTTGTCGTTGTGCCGCAGGCATGTTATCCTAGAATTAGTTTCTTTTCAGGAACCTTGATGCCAGTCACGGCTTCAATGTATTTCATGCGAACTGAGTCATCAGTTAGTGCATACAAGGAAACACTGTTGCTGTTCAGCGTGATGGTTTCCTGGGGGTCAGACGTAAACATTGTGGGCACCAAGCCCAGTCCCTGCGGGCCAGGAGCCACGCTGACTGGATCTTCCAGGGTGGCTGTAGCGCCAAAGCATGCGGTTACCTTGGCCACTAGTTCTTCACCGGAGTTTAATTTAAAGGTATAAACTTTACCTGTTTCAAGTACGAGTTGCATCATGATAATTTTACTTTCAGTTCGTTAAATCCACCCACTAGCTCTTCGTCAATGAAGATCTGTGGTACTGTGCGAGCTGCGGGCACAGCTTCTAATAGTTGTTCTCGAGTCCAGTCACGACTCATGTTGCGTTCTTCAAATTCAATACCTTTCTGTTTGAGCAAGGCCTTGGCCTGGTCACAGTAGGGGCAGTGGTCTTTTGACCATACAATTGCTTTCATTCAGTTTCCTTTTGTTGGTATGTGGTATGTCTTGGCAAAGATGTCTGTTTTGACAACACCGTAGTCACCCGGGCCATGACGAACAATATAGTCATTGCCTTTGGTGTATTCCAAGTTGCCCCAACTGGCTTTTACCACACCGTCATGGTTGGCCAGTCGAGCTGTTTTCATGATCTTCTTGGGTGTAGCTGTGCCATCACCGTTGTCGTCGTAGTACGTAGAGAACTTGATGGGACTCACAGGATACTGCTCGCCCTTGGGTCCGGTAATGATCTTGTGGCCCACGGTGTAGTTCACAGGACCTTCCAGAGTGTCTACTGTGCCGTTGTCTGTGGCGGTTTCATAGCTGATGGGTGTTGGATACTTGTAGGTTGTGAACCCACCTTGCTTGAACCAGTTGTCGTCAATCATAAATTGGGCAATTCCTCGTAGTCAATGGCATCTCCCATGACACCAATAACATAGTTAGTTGATTCGTTTTCCTGGAGTGCAGTTTGTTTCTTGCTGGTGTCCACATGCTTGTTGAACCATGGTATGGGTGTGCTTCTAGGTGCGGGTTCATGATACTTGACGCCAATCTCTTTGAGTGCATTGACCGCGGTGTAGTCCACAAAGTCACGCAAGATGTTGGCATTGAGACCAATCACTGGACCATACTTGAACAAGTAGTTGGCCCAGTCTTTTTCTTCACGGATCACGTCTAGATACAATTGGTATACTTCGGCTTCACAGCGAGTACGAGCGGCTGCAAAGCGTGGATCTTCTTTCACAACTTGATTGATGATCCAAGCAGTCCAGTCTTTGTGACCAATTTCGTCTTGCAGGATCAACTGAATGATATTGCCATTACCAATAAAGATGCGATTCTCTACCATGGCCAGGCTTGTGGCAAAACTCACCATGAATCGAAATGCTTCCAGCGCATAACTGGCGTTGAGGGCCAGCCACACTGCATCAACATGGTCTTGCTCAGCAACAGTTTCGCCCAGTTCCTTGCGACAATTGATCACATGTAGTTTGTCATAGTAGTTGCCCACTGAACTGGCCATGTCCACAATTTCCCTGGTGTCATGAATGGTGCCAAACACATCCTTGGGCACATTGTAGATGTTGCGAATGATGTGTGAATAACTTCTTGAATGAATATTGGTTTCAAAGAAACTCCAGTTGTACATCAAGGCTTCCAGTTCGGGAATACTGCACACCGGCGTAAAGATCTGGCTGGGGCCGCGACCTTGCAAACTGTCCAAGGCTGTTTGTCTCAACAGGTTTGCTGTGAAAATATGTCTAACAGTTTCGCTGGATTCTTTGAAGTCGTTGGCATCTTTGGTTAGAGATATTTCTTCAGGCACCCAGAAGAACCCTCGAGCCTCTTGTTCAAACTTGGCCAGCTTGTTGTACTTGACTTCTTCAAAGCGTTGAATGGTAACTGGACCTGCAGGGTCAAGAAACATCTTGCGATTTAAGTAGTCTGTTTTTGTTTTTAAATTGTATTGTTGTTGGCTCATGTGTTTTTTCCTGACGCAAGCACTATCTTGCAAATGTGTTCTAATCGTTCTATGTGTTCGTATGCTCGCCACGGGCTGGTGTCAATGGCAACTACTCCGTGTCCTTTGATACCCACTATGTCATAGGCAATGTTTCCACGATCATCTAGCTGTAATTTTTCAAAGCATTGGTCTGCTAGTTCTTGACTGATAGGAGCAACATCTCCCACATTGGGTGCCACTCGGGTATAACGATTGAGTTCGGGAAACTGATTGCTAATGGCACTCAAATCAATGCCGGCATGCATGGCAGCAATGCAATATGTGAGATGTACATGTACAACCACACGCACATCGTTACTGTGTTGCCCCATTTCTTTTTGCAGACCAAAGTGCAAGGGGATTTCTCCGCTGGGCTTGAGATTGGCACTGATATCAGTGTATGGTAGTTCGATCCAGTTATAACGATTTACTGGTTGTTTTAATATACCAATCTTTTTAAACTGATCCGGTTGCATGGTCTGCTTGCGAACGCCACTGGGTGTGATGTAAAAGTGGTCACGGTCGTGGTGGCGAATACTCACATTGCCATCACGGCTGGTAATCCAATTGCGTTTATACGCATCTTCTAATACTTCACAAATTGTTTCTAACATGTCAGTTGCCCAGTGAATACTTAATTATGCCGTTGCGCACACCATCGTGTTGATACCAATCAATCTTGTTTAAAAAATCCATTACCAGTGCCTTATTGTGTTTGCCATGATAAACCCACATGTGATCACATGCAGTATCACCCAGAATGTTTTTAAAAACAGTGCTATTCGAGCTTCGCGTAGTGTCAAGATAGGCACATTGGGCTTATCACTGTCGGACTCGCCCATCAAATGACCAGTGGCACGGGCCCAAATTCGTTCAATACTGTTCATGTGTTTATATTCTAAAACTTTCACCGCAGCCACATCGGTCACGTTCATTGGGATTGACAAATTCAAATCCTTCGTTTAACCCATTGCGAACAAAGTCCATTTGCATGCCATCAAGATACACATGGCTCTTGGGGTCCACAAACAATTTGAACTGTGTGCAGTCAATGCAGATATCTTCGGCTGCTGGTGTATCTACATATTCTAACACATAAGCCAGTCCCGAGCAACCAGTGGTTCTAACACCCAGGCGTATGCCAAGCCCGCGACCTCGTTTGCTCAGTACTCGTATGACCTGAGACTCAGCCGCGGGTGTGAGTGTTATCATACCCCAAAACTGCTGCCGCAGCCGCAGGTGGTTGTGGCGTTGGGATTGTTGATGACAAATTGACTTCCATTTAAATCGTCTTTGAAATCCACCAAGGCACCGGACAGGTACTGCATGCTCATGGCATCGGCTAGAACACCGTCAATTTCAAAGTCATCTTCGTTTTTGACTTCATCAAAAGTGAAGCCATATTGAAATCCCGAGCACCCGCCGCCCTGCACAAACACTCGGACTTTTAGATTGGGATTGTTTTCCTCGACCAGGAGGTCTGAGATTTTTGATTTTGCTGATTCAGTTATGGTTAGCATGTTTTTTTCCTGTAGTCTTCAACTGCGGCTTTTATGGCGTCTTCGGCAAGGATGGAGCAGTGGATTTTGACTGGGGGGAGGGCAAGTTCTGCTGCAATGTCTGAGTTTTTGATTGATTCTGCTTGGTCAAGTGTTTTGCCCTTGACCCACTCTGTGACAAGGCTCGAGCTCGCAATAGCCGATCCGCAGCCATACGTTTTGAAACGAGCATCTGTAATAATACCTGTATCATGATCCACCTTTATTTGTAGTTTCATTACATCGCCACAGGCTGGTGCTCCCACCATGCCTGTGCCAATGTCTGTGTCATCTTTGCCAAAAGATCCCACATTTCTGGGATTTTCATAATGATCAATTACCTTGTTAGAATAAGCCATGTGATGTTTCCTTGTTGATTATAACATATTTACTGGACCAATTGCATCCAATCACTGCTAGTGCAGGCGTGTTCACAGCTTGCAAGCCTCGCAGTCTTCTTGATTATCAAAATCAATTTCTTCCAGTGGTGTGGCCACTTCTTCTTCAGGTTTCATTTTGCTGCCTGCTTTGTTGATCAAGCTGTAGTAGAATGTTTTCAGTCCCCAGTAGTGAGCCTGCATCAAGTTGCGAGCAATCAATGTAGTTGGTACTTTACGATCCGCAAAGTGTGCTGGATTGTAGAATGTGTTGGTGGATATTGATTGATCAACGTAAGCCGCCAGCACGGCTGCTGTTTTCAAATATCCGTCACAGTCTTTCTGCGCCCACATCAATTGGTATCGATTCTTGAGTCTTTGATAATCAGGTACCACTTGTGTGAGTGATCCGGCCTTGCTTTCCTTGACTGAGATCAAGCTCATGGGCATTTCAATGCCGTTGGTTGAATTGATCACAACCGAACTAGACTCCACAGGTGCAATGGCCATTTGAGTGGCATTGCGAACACCATGTTCTTTCATCTGTGCTCTCAGTGGTTCCCAATCCAGTTCAGGAGCAAAGTCTGCTAGGTCGTTGACACCACGAGCTCTGAGCTCCCAAGGGAATACCCCTTGTCCATATCTTGTTTGATCACTGCCCAGGCAGCGGCCACGTTCCCGGGCCAGCTCAACTGATGCTTCTGTTAGATAGTAGGCCTGGTGCTCTGTCCATGTTTTAACATCTTGCAGGGCATCCTTTTCACCATACTTGAACCCACGCTTGGCGTGCCAATAGGCTAGATTAGTAACACCAATGCCTAGTGGACGAATCTCATCATTGCTTAACTTGGACTGAATAGAGAGAAAGTCTTGATAATCGAGAATATTGTTAAGACTACGGTGTAAGATACGGCAAGCCCTACGCATGTCTTCAGGGTTGCGGAAAGCTCCCCAGTTGATTGAGCCCAAGGTGCATAAAGCAATACGGCCATCAGCATCATCGAGGCGTTTAAAAGACTTAGTAGGTAATAATATTTCACAGCAAAGGTTACTCTGGTAAATGGTGTGATACTCTGGGTCAAATGGACCTTGCTTCATTACATTGTCAATGAACACAAGATAGATGCGTCCGGTGTCAGTGCGTTCTTTTAAAATTCCACCTTTGAACACTTCTTCGGCGCTCATGGTTTTCTTACGAAGGCCTTTTTGCTTTTCGTATTTGACATACAGTTCTTCAAAAAGTTCTGTGTTGCTATAGAACGCTTGATAAAGATCCGGAACTTCATTGGGATCAAAGAATGTTATGTCTTGTTTGTTTTTGAATCGTCTCCAGAAAAAGGCACTAAGCACAACCCCATAATCCATATGACGGACTCGGGTTTCTTCTGTTCCTTGGTTGTTCTTGAGTACAATAAGATCATCAAACTGAAGATGCCAAATAGGATAAAAAACAGTAGCACTTGCATTACGAATACCTCCCTGTGAGCATGAGCGCAGATCTCCGAACCATTTTTTCAGGAAAGGTATCATACCTGTGTGCATAATCTCACCACCTCGGATGGGACTGCCCAATGGTCGTAGTCGACCAATCTCTAAACCAATGCCAGCACGTTTGCTGGCATACTTGGCCATCATTTCTCCGGACGCGAAAATACTGTCCAAATCATCATCCGAGCGAATAAGAACGCAACTACTAAACTGCTTAGTAGGTGTACCAAGCCCTGCCAACACCGGCGTGGCCAATGTAAATAATCCGTCGCTGGCGGCTGTGTAGTATTCTTTGATGTAGCGCATTCTCGCTGTGTTCGGTTCTTCTGAGTGAAATACAGTAGCGGCCGCGACCATGTATCTAACTTGTGGAGTTTCATATATTTCCTTTGTGGCACGATTGCGTACCAGATATTTTTCAATCAACTGCTCAATGGCTGCATAGCTGTATTGTTCATCTTTGTCATGATCAATCATGGCTTCCATTTTGTTCCAGTCATCCTGGGTATACCACTCCAACAGTTCAGGAGTGTACAAACCAACTTCTACATTGCGTTTGACAATTTCGTAAAGGTGCGGCGGCTGGTATGAACCATACACATCCTTGCGCAACATGCTGAGTCGTTGTTTGCCGGCCACATACTGATAGTTGACATGACCAACATCAGGGTTGGCTTCTACATCAATCAAGTCTACAATAGCACGTAAGGTAATGCCATCAATTTCACGAGTAGAGATTCCATCGTAAAAATGCATCTGAGCTTTGATTTCAATCATGCTCTGACTCACATCTGCTGTGCCCTTGCACACCTTGGCCACTTGATTTTGCCACTTTTCAATATGCAGCAGTTCTCGGCTGCCGTTGCGCTTTTGTACAGAGATTGTTTTCATGTCAGGTAATTTGCTTTTTTATTATTTGTTGTGTCAATCGACACTTGGACCGTTTTGGTTTTAACTTTGAGTTGATATTTACAATCTCGTCTTTGTCCCAATTCAGTATATATTTCCCCCCAGACACTTGGACTAAATTGTCCGATCCTACTTCGATAAGTTCAGCATCTTGAATGTCTAGTCGGTCTAGTATACTAATAGTATACATGATTCCTAGTCCTCGAGCAATACCACAATAGATGTTATCGTTCAAAAGCTGCCAGGGATCTGGCCAGGTGGCCTGGTCATCCCAGTGCAGATAATATGGCATCCAGGGAGTTTGGAACCACCAGGCGTTGATGTGCTGCAAAGCAGTTTCAACATCTACGGTGGTGACTTGTTGTCGTAGTTGGACCCAAGAGTCCAACCTCTGTTCAAATGTTCGAGGCCACATCAGGCAAGGTGGGTAACGCTGAAATGTATAGTGCCATTGGCACCAGTTGAAGAAGCAGTGTAACTCACTGTGATATCACCGCCCGGTGAAGCTTCGGCAGGTGTGATTGTGATGCCAGTGATGTCATTTTCTTGATAGTCGTCGGTGTAGCTAAATCCACCTGATGCATCGCTTTTGCCGCGCACCACAATCAATGTTCCAGTTCGAACATCTACGTCACGCAAGATAGTGTAATCCATTTTGAATGCTTGCACTTGTGCGTCTGTTGATGTGTCAACCACAAACAAACTGGCAGTGCTGTTGTTGATCAGAACATCTCGCAGGCCAGCTTCGCGTACATAGGTGCCCAGGCCCATTTGGTTGGCAATGGTCAAACTGCTGACCCCACCAGGAGTGTAGGTCACAGCAGGAGTATTGTTCATGCCCAGAGCAATTGCTGTGGTGTTGTTGGTTTCCACACGTGGATAGTATGCGCCGCCGCGCAGACACTGTGCTGTGGTACGTGCAAACAGGTCACCAATGCTGGCACAGGTGTCACTGTTGATGTCAATCACTGGAGTATAGGCCAATGTGTTGCCATTGAAGTGATTGCCCACGTCATAGAACGCATTGTAAGCCGACACATTCATGCCTGCGGTGTCCATCACAATGCCTTCGTTGTATATATTGTCAAATGTAGAGTGCATGATGCGCACACCAGTGGGACCGCCATTGACCAAGGTGGAGTCACCCAGTACCACACCCTGGTACAGGGTGTCAAAATAGCTGCTGGAGATCACACAGCCCACGATTTGTTGATCAGTGTCAACTGCATAAGTTGCCCCACCAAACCAGCAGTTGTCAAAATTGATTTGTGTGCAAGGCAGTGACACACTGCCCGAGAAACGAATACAACTGAGATCTTCTGTTTGTGTGTTGCCATCACTGACCACAAATGGACCTTCAAATCGTGCAGAACTAAATTTAACTTGACTGGCTTTTTCAATCAAGCCCACGTTGTGAGACACTGCAGAATCAGTTCCTGATTCCGTGGTGGCAAATGCCATGTTGACAATTTCAATGTCTCTTGGTGGTGTGGCACCATTGGTGGCAATGTTGGCTCCGGTTTGTTGCAAGCTGTCAGCTGTGTTAAACACATAGTTGGGCAAGGCTTCTTCGGTCCAGTATGGCTCACTGCTGGGCGATACGTCACCAATGTTGGTGTTGGGTGGCACAGCAATATTGGCTCGGTAATATTCACCAGTGGCAGTGTAGTACACCAGAGTGCCAGCCGGCCAAGCAGCGGCAAAATTCCAATCAGCCACTGTGAACAGTATCTTGGTGCTGTCGGCACCTTCGCCGTATAAAAATGCAAATGGAGGAATATTGATGGTGTCTGTGACAATGTATATGCCGGCTGGAAAGAACAAGCCACGTCGAATTTGCGGATTGACTTCTCGGCAGTACAGTTGATAAAGTGCGCGGTTAATTGCATCGGTCACATCGGTCACACCGTCTCCAGTGGCACCAAAGTCTGTGATCACTGCAAAGCTGTCCAGTCGTTGCTGTATGCTTTGCGTGACTGGAACACCAACTGATGCACCGGTTTGAACACTGTAGCCTGCGGCAGCACCTTGATAGGTGTAGCCCGTGGTGAAATTTAAGATGTCTGAATATTCAGTGAGAATTTCAGTGTTGCCAATCACTGGCGAACCCTCTTCCAGAGTGCCGTTGCCAATGAACAGTCTGCGTTCGTCTACAGCCCAACCCATTTCAGCCGGTGCCAGTGGTTGTGGCAAGTCGGTGTAAAGACCCTTGCGCTGGGTGATTCTAGAAATTTGTACTATTGCCACAGTTGTAATCCTTGAGTGATCACATATTTAGCGTGTGAGGTAGTACAGCTCAACACGTTTCATCCACTCATCTTTCCAGTATGCAAACTCATCACCTTTAATCACAAACTCCAAATACTGGGGTTTATCCATGGTTCCGTCAGGGAGAGTTTTGGGTTGCACAGCCATTAAAATAACACCGGTGTCAATGCTGGTGCCGTGTGTTTCATCGTGTGCGGCTGCATAGGCAGCAAGTTGCACAAAGTAATCCCCAATCCACTCGCGTTTTTTTACTTTGTTGCTTTGTTTAAAGTCCATGATGGCAGGCCGGCCTTTCCACAAGCCCAGGCAGTCTGTGGTGCCAGCATATAACCCACTGTAGTACACCGGAACTTCTGTGCCCCAGAATTCAGTAACATTGGGTTGCAGACCTTGCATGATGACTTCTGCTGCCATGAACCATGATGGGTGTGCAAATGGGTTGCCGGGCAAGGGTTTCATGTCTTCTTGAAGAATGTAGTGCTCAAGATAGGCATGCATGCGTGTGCCACGATTGGCAGCTTCTGTGGTAATTTCCTGTGCTCGTTGTTCGCCCACGGCTTTTTTCCAATTGGCCAGGGCTTCACGTGCCTCACGTGGTTTTGTTTTGTCTAGTATGGTAGTGACACTGGGAACCTTGGAGCCATCGGGCAAACAATAGTGGCGTTTGCCCTCAATCGTGGTTCTGGTAAGAGGGGTGTAATTATAGCGTTGAACAATCATTTTTGTAGTATAACACAAAAACCACCCAGTGTCAACTACAAAACCAATGTTAACCGAGACTGCGGTCTTTTTTCATGGCTGATTTGGCAGCTGTGGCCACAATGTCCTGTGCCTTGTTGACTGGCATGCCCGGCGCGGTTTCTTGACCTGGTGATTTGAATGTAATGGTGTTTGCGCCGGGTTCCATGGGATTCACCACCTGGCTCAAGGGAGGTTGCCCCACTAGATCGGCCACGTTGTCTTGGCTGACATCAATGTCTAAACTCTGTGCCAGTTGAATAAATGCAGCAACACTGATTTGTTTTTTGGCACCAGTGTCTTCAGCGCGGCCATCAAGAAACTGTACCAGCCCCAACAATTGTTCAGGATCAGGAGTGGCTCCTGGAAAGTCTGCAACTTCAAATATTTTCATCAGCGACGAGCGCGACCTAGGCCAGCGCCACCTGCGGGTTCTTCAGCATCTAGCTCGGCACCAGCATCAGCTGCCATGGCATCAAGATCGTCAACACCGGCTTCGGCACCGGCCATGGCACCTGCTTCTCCTGCGGCGGCCATGTCGCCTGCTGCGGCATCAATACCAGCATTGGCAGCTGCCATGTCGCCGGCCATGGCACCTGCGGGTGCTTGACCAGTTACCACGCCCAGCGCAGCGTCAAGTTGTTGTTTGGAACCTTGAATGTTTTGTAACAGTCCACTCAGCGCCGCTGAGGCATCAGCATTGAACTGTGTGGCCTGGTCAATGCCCACTTGATTCTTGATGGAATCAACTAGTGCAGGTAGTTCTTTGAACTGTAGTTCACTGACATCTTCCAACATGCCTTGCATTTTGTCCACTAGATCCTGTGCAGCCAACACCACTTGGGCTTGTTGAACTTCTGATTCTTTCAGCATGCGGTATGCATTGCGCAAACGGCTTTCGGCTTTCATGAGAGCAGCACCAGCTACCATTTTTTGTTCATCGGGATTCAGTGTTTGACCAGCAGCTGACTTTTTAAGAGCAGCAGCCAATTTGGGGTCCTTGACCTTGGCCACGGCCTGTGCAGGATCTGTTTGCTGTGCTTGTTGGCCTGGTGGGACTGGCAAGTTTTCTGATAATCTGGTTATCAGTGCTTGTTCCATCATGACCAATTGCAAATATTGAGGATTTTGTTCGCTGGTGTGGCGAGCACTGCTCTTGCGAGCTTCGCCAAGAATACCACGTACCTTGGTCAACATGGCACGAGTTTGACCAGTGGTGAGACGGTCAAACTTGATGTTGTTACCAAAGTAACTTTCAAATACTTTAGCTATTTGCTTTGCTGGCTTGGGAGCCGAGAGTTCTTGCAGTTTCATTATTGAATCCTCTAATTTGCAGGTATTTAGCCTGATTTATACATTTTTCTAACTCAGTATTTATGTAACGCAGGTGTTCGACCTTGGGTTCTAGTTTGGTTGTAATCATTTCTTTGAACTCTGCATCACGACTGCGATCCCGTAGAGTTGTACGACAGTACAAATCATTAATCAACCCACGACGTCGTTGATCTAGTTGTTGTATTTCTCGTGCTAGATTGTATTTTTTAAACTTGTCAGCGGTACACCAGCTCAGTGCTGTGCGTCGATTGCTGAACTCACCATGCTCTTGATCTGGGGTTGACACTGTTACCAATTGACTTTGTTGGTGTATCACATACACACCAAATGCCACCACTGTGTCTGACCCATTGTCAACTAGAATGTGCTGTATGTTACGCCGCAGTTCTCGGTCGGCAAATCGTTCTAGTTTTTCGGTTGGTGTCATTTCAAAACATATTGTTGCAACAGCCAGGCCACAGTGGCTGCCAAGGCACCAATGATGGCCATGCCCCAGCCAATGATCTGATCATTGCGTTTGTTGGATATTGAGTCTATTTTTACCCCAATTCCGTCAAGATTTTCTTTGACTTCGTTGACTGACAATTCCACAACTTCCAGTTTGTGTTCTAGCATTTTATAACGCTCGGCGCACAACTCAACGTGAGCTTCTAAACTGTGTTTTTCAATTTCAGTAGTTTCAGACATGAGAATTCTCCAATGCCGTATTTACCAATTCAAACCAAATATTTTGTGCGTGACCTTGGGTGATCAAACAAGGGTCAATACCATATTCTTCATCTAGATTGATCATCATGGGCACGTTGTCACAATCATGCTTGAGTCCGGCC